AACTAGGGAACTAATATCAACACCTGAGTCACTTGAATTCCCTAAATCAACTGAACCAGCAGAGGTACCGGAAGCTTCGCGAGATGATAAAGGTTCCGTGTCTTCAAATAAATCAACACCATTATAAGCATCAGCACCAATTGCACTCATTAACTTTTGACGTTGTTCATTAATTTTATTTTTTTGTTTCTCAGACATAACAGGAGCAGTAGTTTGTTTTACGGGACTTTCGACAACAACGTTGCTTTGCAAGCCAGAAACAACTTCTGATACTACATTAGAAAGAATGCCCTCTTCTAAAAGAACTTCGCTGATACATTCTTTTATCAAGGGCTTAAGTAAAACTTTCAATTCATTTTTCTTCATTTAAAACCTCGTTTAAAAGCCTATTGATTTTGTCGGCTTTTGTAAAAATATTTGGGGTACTTAAATCTTTTGCTTCTTTCATCATAAAAGCGCCCGGGGTCGATGGCTCAGAAACAAAGTCAAAGCAAATAAGTTGAAAATCATCTTCAACCATTGTAGCACCATTATTTTCAGATACAGATCCCATACCTCTTGAAGATATACCTAATTTAACACCAGATTCTACTAGTGACCTAAGTATATTTCCAGATGGCGTATTAAGAACCTGTACCTTGCCCATTACATCGGTGCCCTCGGTCCATATGTCAGTTACCATGTGAGATGCATTTTTAAGATTAATTACTGAATCATCTGGATGATCAAGTTCGCCAAGTGCTCTTCTTTCTTTCACAAGCTTTTTATATGTTTCTACTTCCCTCATTAATACTTTAGCCGGGTAGACTCTACCGTTTCCATTTCTAGTGTCAGCTTTTTGCATAATTCCAGAAAGAATCATGCCGCCTTCAGAAACAAATTTCTTTTCAGCTTCTGTTAATAAGTCTTGGCAAACACCACCATCGCATAGTTCGTAGTATTCTCTTAAAAGTACTTGACCCATAGCTAAGATCCTTTACAGCAACGTCGAACTGGCTGAAGCATCCACTTGTTTGTCCAAGTGGCAGTTGTTTTTGTCAGTGTGTTTGTGTTCATATTTTATTCCCTCATCTCCAAAAATCATGTTGAATACATATGACGTGCCCGAAGACAACCATCCTAAAAGAAAGAAATTTGCTACAGTTACGTCATAGCTAAATAGTTCTGTAAATGGAGAAAGTAGCATTAAAAACCAACCCACATGGAATCCCATGCACATAGGACAATTAAATAATTCACCTGCCCTTCCTTTTTTTGGTCTTATATTACTAAAAATCTTACCATATACAATAATTTGTGTAAGCCCGTAAGCGCACAATATAAATGTTAATAATTCCAATTTAACTCCTAATTAATTTTCATCAAATACTGTGGCAACTGCGTCTGCTGCTAGCCCTGTTTCCAAAGAGCCTTGGCTTGCTAATTTGATCATAGCTTTTACATCAGCCGACGAAGCTGGTGGATCTTGAATTTTTAAAGCCAACAAAGCCATTGCTAATACAGGACCGCCATATTTTGCCACTTTTTGTCCTGCAGGTGTGCTAAAAAATTTTTGTACAGCAATATCTCCTTGGATATATGTTTGCAGCATTTTATCTGCAAGTGCACCTTCACTAATGTTTTCTTCAAGTGCTGCGCCTTTAAGTGCTTTTACCGTCGCTGAAATCTCTGGATCTTTTAAGAGGCTTTGAAGCAATGCTTGTAACTGATCACTGCTAGCAGAAGCTGCTTTCTTAATTAAATCAGTAGCTTCTTCTGAGTCGTCTTTTATCTTCTCTATTGTTTCTTGTTCTTCAGAGTTATTTTGCTCATCAAGAAACTTACTCCAATTTTCAAATATAGTTTCCATAATTACATTGTAAACATATACGAGAACGAATAAGGATCTCGTAAGTAGCCCGGGCGAATAGATCCTTGCTTAACTTTTTCTGGAACCTCACCCAATTCTGTGGAGTCGGCTTTGTCTGGTTCTAAAAGATTATCTTCCACGCCAGCAACATGAGCCTCAAAGTTCTCAAAGTAAGGGCGCTCTTCTTCAATAAATTTAGAAATATTCAATAGTGTCATTTTTGTAGAATTAATTTTATCATCATAAGATTCTTCAATAGAGCCTTCTAAAGCTCCATAAAAAGATCCAGCCTGAATTGATTCAGCAATAATGATGCCTTTTTTTCTAAGAAAGGCAAACAATCTATTTTGCGCGCCGTAGACCATATCTGTCATAGTCTCTTTCGGAAAAGCAGTTACCTTGTTAGTTTTAGAGGATAACACAATATCAATATCAGCATGGTCAAAAATCATTAAATCACCACTAAGGCTTTTTCTGATCTTCAATTCAAGCCTAATTGTTGGTAATGGCTTTCTTGCAGCATCGCCTACTTTAATTTTAATTGGCTCGTTTTTTGGTATTAATCTAACTAGAACTGACATCTGAGTAAATTTCCTTAACTAATTTTTGAGTCTTGAGGACCGTCAATAGTAATGACTCGCTTACAACTTCTTTAGAATAATTATCAAGTTTGGAAATGACACTATCAGTTTTATTAATCATAGATTTATCTGATTTAATTTCATCAGTGGTCTTTGCTTCTTGTAATTTAATCTTTAATCTTCCGATTTCTTCGTTTAAGAAAATCTTTAATTCGAGAGAATTGTCGACAAACGAAGTAATATAATGCATCAATAGCTCTTTTTGTTCTTTTAATAAACTGTCGCCATACTTTTCATTGAACTTCTTAACAAACGAATTGTAAACAATATTATCAATTGGCACCATTTCCTCTACTTCTTCTTCGGCGGTTGACATAAAATCAGCAAGTTGAGATTCAAGCATAATTTGTTGTTTAGGATTGGAGCCATTAAACATTTGAAATATAGTTGCTAAAGTTTTGTAATTTGGAACGAAGTTATTAAATATATCAGGAGATAAGTCTTTATTGATATCGTTTATCAAACTTGTTTGTTGTTTAAATAAATTAGCTGGGTCGATAAGCATCTTAGATAATTTTGCTTCTTTAATAATCTTTTCACTTGTTTCAGAATCTAGACCACGTGTCTCATATAACGAGCGGTAGCAATCTAAATCTCTTTTTAATTCAGAAAATGGTGCAAAGTAGTTTTTTATAATCTTAACAATCTTTTGTTTTTTTTCTAAATCATTTTTTACAATTGCTTCTGTGGCTTCTTTGATAAGTGCTTCATAAACAAACGCGGTATTTCTTTTCTTATTATGTTTAATTTTCATTTTTTTGCTCCGTCATAAGATTCTTATCTTTTAATTCTAATTCTTCAACCAAAGACCTCATAGATTCATTAATTGAAATTAAATTGTCTTCCTCTTGTTGCTCACTCAATGAGTAAGTAGGTTCCTCACTTGGATAAATACTTTCTGAAGTGGGTACAAATCCTTTTCCGAGGCTTTTTAGGCCATCGGCATAGCCGGGAAATACATTTCTAGATGTACTTTTTGTCTTTTCAGAATTATATTGTGATTGATTTGAACGCCGGCGAGCACCAGCATCACGTCGATCTACTCTCTTAGGATTATAAACCTTGCCTTTTGAGCGGGGTGTCACGCGGGGCGCAAATCTAGAGCCCGGCGGGGCTGTCAGTAATGCTGAATCATCTTCTCCGCCAGCTGGCTCTTCTGCTCCTGCTTCTGCATCGCCAGTATCCAATGCGCCTTCAAGATCGTCACCCAAGCCAGCATCAAGATCGCCACCCAAGTCACCGCCTAAGTCGCCACCCAAGTCGCCACCGAGACCACCTGTTTCTCCTGCTGCAGCTTGCTCAGCGACTTGTTGAAGATTAGCATCTTGTTTTCTATCATAGAACATTTCACGTTGATTACGTACAAATTCTTCATGAGACATACCAAAAATGTTTTCTGTAACCCATCTGCGTGAGAAATACCCTTCAGTTGCGGCTGCAGCAATATCAAACTTAGTTTTCCAATGCTCGATTTCTTGCATCTCAGCAATCTTAGATGGGTTATTCAAAGAAAGTTTAAAGTTAATCAAGTCGTCGCCGCGGAAACCGAGAGTATAAAGATGGATAATTCCAATCTTTTCTAGTTCGTGGATAACTGTGCGTTGTAATCTTTGGATAGTTCTAGCAAATCGAATGTCTTTTTGTGCTAAAGTTGTTTTATCTTCGGTAGCGCCTTCGCCCATCGTTAAATAAGATTGTGGAATTTTCAATGCTGAAAATAACTTGTCGCGCAGATACTTGATATCATCGATTGCTGTAATATTTTGAGCACCGGCAAGACTTTGAATGTCCGTTGCGGAACCAGCACGAACAGGCAAAAAGTAGTCTTCTTCAATTGACATTGGGTTATACCGTAAATCAATTCTACCAGAATCAGGATCTACAATAGTGTGCCTCTTAAGTTGAGTAACAATCTTTTGCATATACTGCTCAACATCTTGCGGTGGAATTGCACCTACATCAATCTTAAAAACACGACGTTCAGACGAACGAATGACACGATATGCCATCATTGCATCTTCCATCAAAGTAAGTTGGCGCCAGATTCTTCTAGCAGCCTCCAGCACTGAAGAGCCATATGGATTGTATTTGTCGTTACCTAAAACTCGAAAATGTGCGATTTGCCAGTTTTCAAAAGTCATTCCAGCAGAGTTCCACTGGTATTGAATGTAATTTGGGTTTGTTGCGTCTAAGCCTTCTAGTCTTTCAACTTCTTGCATTGGCAGCGAAATAACTGATTGAACACCATGCTTATCATCAATGTCCAAGTATAAAATAAAGTCTCCATATTTACACAGCGTGCGACACCATCCAAATAAATTATATTCAATATTTAAAACGTTTCTGTAAAGAAGATCTAGCACGGCTTTGATTTCTTCGTTTGTACATTTGATGTTTAGCATTGGACGCAGATCAGAAAACGTTGTCATCTCATCAGCATATATATCCAGTGACGATGCAATCTCGGGCATGTATTCCATTTGATCAAAATCAACATAACGTTCTGATCTTCTTTGGTTTGCAATTGCATTAGCCGCAATATTATCTAAAGGGTTATAGCTTTGCTTTTTAAATTGTTGTCCAGAAGGGTTTCTGAATCTTGAAGAAAACTTATCTAAATGTTGTCTTCTAATTTTTCTACCAGACTGAGAGCGGTAGTTAATGATAGGTCCCGAAAATAATCTAGTCAGAGCCTTAAATAAGTCTGACTGTCGGTTTATTGGGTTTCTTCCTTGTTTTGGGTTTCTTGGTGCCATTTAAAATCTCACTTTATAATCCACATGAATTCTTCATATGTTTTTTTAGCTTCACTTATTTTATCAAGAATGTTATCTTTTTTGTAGCCTTCTTGACCTTTAATTTGTGTATTCATTGTTGTTCTACTTGTGTAAATTGCATCAACAAAAGCTTTTTGATAATTTAAATCTCTAGCGTTTGATTGTATTGCTGTATCCCTAACCCAACATGCTATTGCCAATGACATTATAAGGTCATCGTTATAGCCCTTCATGGCTTGAGGCTTACCGTTTCTCCAAATAAAAGTTTTCATCTCGTTAATTGTACGAGAAGAATATACCGTAATTAGTTTATTTCTGATAAACTCTTCTAATTTCGCAACGATAAGGGGTCTAGTCTTCATTGTAGTAGTAAAACCCGGCACTGCTGAGTTTGTGTATTCTGCTTGATACTGTTCAATGTATTGGTGTGTTGATTTCACCGAGAAATACAAATTTGGATATGCGTGCTCAGTTAGCTTGTCTAGCACTGAATAGCCAATGTTATTATTTTCGACCACAAGCATAGCATTACCAAACTCTCTGCCAACTTGATTTAACATATTGGCATACATATCTAAAGTTGGCTTACCTTGGTATTCACCTACTATCTGAAGTGTTTCAAGTTTGATTATGTGAAATGCTGAGTTATCGGCACCATCACCTCTTGCAACATCAGCAACCATCAAATAATTGCATTCAGGATCAAATTCTTCCCAAATCCAAAAATTGCGGTCAAAACCAGTTCTGTATTTTGGTTCTGCCACGTTTTTCAATAGCCATTCCATGTCTTCAGGATCAATAACGGTTTCGCCTGAAGTGTTGAAGTTACATTCAAGCTCTTGGGCAATTTGCCTTTTAGACATGTTTTTAGTTTCTTTTTTATACCACTCTTCATCACGGTCAGGGTGAAC